TCACTGCATTGTCGTCGTCATCCTTAAGAACGACTCCAAGTGACCTTGATGGGATTTGCCCCACTTCATAGTCAATCATTATTAGTTATCCTCCATTTGTAGTGTTATTGAGTGAGCGGGTAGAACTAGGGTAATCATATCGACATTGTTAAACAGGTCACTCTCTGGCTCAACAATATTTACGGTAATCTGTGCAGTTGATACGTCAACGCTTTCAATGAATGCTCCCGGCTTAACGGTTAGCGTTGGTGTTCCAACCAATACCGTTGCCTCTGTTGGAACAACATCTGACATTTCAGTGGCATTGACATTGACACGAGCGGTAGACAAATCAACAGTTTCATTAACGCTAGCAGAAACGGTAGCGCCGGTCGTTTCAACATTAACCTCAGCAGTCTCGGCAGCCACCAATACGCCTCCACCATGAGCAACATCTTCTCCAAGCCACATTAGACCACGGTTAGCCATGTTTAGAACATCAACTACTTCCTGTGGGAATGCCGGTGCCCAGTTATAAACAGTAATCATACCGCTAGGAGAGTTTCTGGTTGCGTCCTTATTGGTCTTACGAATACGTCCAGAGTTGTCCACGTAGAAGTTAGAAACAAACAGCACTGGAACAATAATGTCGGTACCAGAGTAGTTACCTGCGTGAGTTGAATAACGCCATTCACGCTGCTCGTCGGTGGTTATGTACTGAACAGAGCCAACATTGCCAGCCTCGTTGTAGATATTAAGGCTCATTGTTTCAATGAAGGTTGCCCAGTTGGTGAATCCCTCAGTGAAGTTCATGTACACCTTTCCAGTAACTTCCTGACCATCCCAAACAGTACCCGGCTCAATAACAACGCTAACCGCATATGTGTTGTATGGGTTATCAACAACAGTATCGAAATCGTCATTCTGATTTGTTGGTGTGGCATTGAAGTTGTACAACTTCTTTCCAAAGGTAGTAACAACAGTACCAACCTGAACATCACTAACTCTGGCAGCAGGCCATCCGTTTACACGAGGGCCACTGATGCCATAATCATAGAACCAGTCCATGAACGATGGGCCATGTGCACCAAGCATATAGAACTCATCGCCAACCGAAAGACCGTCTGCCTTTTCAACAACCTTCATAGATTCGTGTGCTGGCGGGTTACCCAATGGGTCAACGTTGTACCAAGCAACACGGTCTTCAACAATCCATGAAGGAATATCTGTTAGGCCGGGAACCAAGGTACGAACACGCTGGAATGTGTTGTTGTGAGTATCCTGATAGCGTGATGCGTGGTCAAGGGCTGTCTCATCAGTGTGCTGAGGGTTGCCCCATGGGTCAATCTTCGCAGCGTGGTAGTCATAAATATCAGTAAATGAACCAATACGCTTGTCATCAATAAACTGCTCTTCCATGGTTGGCACCATATCGAAGTTGCTAATAATACCAAGAGCAACAGCAGAAGCAGGGTCATTAACAAATAGTCGCTTACCCTCAATAACCTTCTGTCTAATCTGTGCCATTAGGTTTTCCAACTGCACTCGCATTGGAATATACGGAGCAACGCTTGCTGTATCTGCATTGTCGTACCAGAACTCACGCTCTGCACCAGTCTGCGGGTAGTTATTGATAGCCAAGATATCAAAGTCATCTAGGTTAATATCCTTGTCCAAATCAATAAGCCTCTCATTACCGGTAACCTCATCGGTGTACTGGTAGTTAGAGCCACGAGTTGACACGGTGAAGAACTGATACAACTCAGTAGAGTTATCGTCACCGCTACCAAACTGACTCTGCAAGCCGGGGTAGTTAACAGTAATGTTACCGCCAACCTCAGTGACATACGATGCAGGTTGTTCAAGAGGCAGGTAAGTCAAAGACTCTCCACCAGTTGCGGTGTGTGGCCCGAACTCAAGAATAAGCACTCTTGGCTTGTTACCCTTAATAGAAGCCTCATAAGAGGTACTGGTGATGGTTGGAGTTTCTGTGTAGATTGGGTAGACACCAAAGAATGTGTCTCTTTGTAGAGAAATCTGGTCTTCTGTTAGAAGAACATTGTTCCTTAGAGAGATTTCAGTCATGTCTCCTACAAACCATTCAGTTACTCCCGGCAGTGCAGGAGCACCACTTGGGTACCCGCGATATGCCTCAGGGCGTCCACCAATAAAGTCTGGGAAGCCGAAGATTCCAGAAATGAACCTACGAATCTCCAACTTGCCATCAATGTAAATGTCCATGTAAGAAGCACTACGAGCAGAGTTGTACCCACCAGCAGTAATAACAATGTTGTGCCACTTGCCATCGGCAATGTTAGTGAATGCAACAATGTTATCAGTCTGTGTCATCACGCCGGTAGAACTGTTCATAGTCCAGTGACGGTAGTTAATCTTTCCGTCCTTAAGCCAGAACTCGTAAGGATATGTGGTTCCCGGTGAGAACTCTGGCTTGCTTGGTGCAGACAGGTCAACACCACCAGCAATAAACTGAGACTGCTTATCGGTCCTCATGTTGAACTCAAGAGTCCTTGGGGTGCCAAACTGCTCGTCTTGGTTTGAGCCAGTTGGTTCACGCTGAGAAATATATGCAGAACCATTAAAGTAAACAGACTGCCTTCCCTCAGGAGCGTTGTACATGCCAATGGTCACACCATGGTAATCACCGGCAGGCTGTTGAGACACACGGTCAATAACCTCTGTGCCAGACTTCTCATTTAGTCGGAACCAAATGCTAGGTGAACTTTGTGATGTTGCAACAAAGTAACGGTCATCAGTTTCAGAACCAACGATTGGCTCACCATTAACATCAGTTAGTCCAATGAGAGTCTGAATAATAACCGGAGTATCTAGGTCGATAATCTGTGTTGCATAAGTCTCTGCTGTTGGGTCGTTAGCAACAACACTAATATTTTCAGTGTCCATGTCAATAATTACTGGAACCGACACGTCTCCATTACCGCCAACTAGAGAAACGGTTGCAGTTTCAACATCTGCACCAGCATTAGGGGTTGTGGTGGTAGAAACGTCAGCGTCAAAGGCACTCAGAGACGCTGTAGCGGTGTCTAGAGCCACTGAAATATTTCCACCGGCAGATGCATCCATTGCATTTAGTGAGACTGTTGCAGTAGATGCGTCAATAGCGACAACCTCTGGAACAATCTCATATGAGACGGTTAATGTTGGTCCAGACGAAACCACAATATACTTGTTTGAGTCGATGACATTTGAATCATCAATCACGAATCCGTAGAAGTTAGGCTTATCAATCAAGTCAGTAACATCAATAACCACCGACCCATTTGATGCTGTGAATGTCTTGCCCTCTCCCGTGACATACGAAGTTGCTGTGTCTGCCCATTCCTGAGTGATTGGGCTAATCGTATATGTGTAGTCTGTACTCGAAGGCGACACAGTAACGTTAATATTTAGCAGTGCTGACACTAGGCCAGAGTTGGTCATGGCTTCTGGCAACTCGAAATCCATAGCCATATCGTATGTACTATCTACAACATTACCGCTCGTGTTCTGCACGTCGCTTCCATTTGTTGAGAACTCTCTAGAGGCTACAATGGCATCTACTGTCATAGAATGTACGTCTGCATCAACAGAAGTGATGCTGGCGGTAACTGTAGAGACAGAAGTAGAAATACCGGTACCGGAAATAATACTGGTTGGTTCAACAGAGGCTACAGAAGCAGTGACAGTACCTGCATCAAAAGCAGTGTCCTGATAAAGGTCAATAGCCCCATCTACTCCATTAAGAGTCATGGTTGCTGGGGCCACATCAACAGTCACACTCAAGGAATCTGTAGCATCGGTAACAACAACATTATCGAATAATGCAGCGCCGGTAGAACTAACCGAAGAGGTTGGCTCTCGACCCAGCATTACGTTACCAGCAGGGTAACTACTCAAGCCACTAATCGTATAATCTGTCCAGTCTGGCTCAGTGTCGGTTGCCAACCAGACCTTAACACTAACCGTGTCTCCAAGTGCGCGGATTCGATAGTTATACCCGGGAGTAAAGACCTGTGTGTATGAGAGAGACGCTACGGTAGCAATTTTTGTAGCCGTACCGTCCAAAGTGCTCCACAACTCAACGTCTTTATTGCCGACGCTGCTGCTGTTCTTAACTAGCAGGTAAACACCAGTTCTGGTAAGTGATGGCTTTGTGGAGTTGATTCCAGACATTCTCACACCAAGCAAGGCATTGAAGTTTGCTTGGCCGAATGATAGAAATACTGATAACTCTTGGTCGCCACGAGAAGGTAGAGTGTCTACCGCCTTTTCCCAGCGAGACGTGCTAGATGTGCTCTGTAGCATTCGTCCTTGGTTAGAAGAAATATCAACAGTGTTGTATGCCGCCCAGTCAGTTGTAATCGACCAGTTGCTTGACCAAGCACTACCGTCTGCTGCGGTGAAATCGTCTGTGAAGATTGTAGCCATATAAAAATAGCCAAGGGTGCGCTAATCACGCAGCCTTGGCTGTTCCTCCAATAAAGTTGTAGTCAGGGCTTACAGCAGAAATGCTGCTACCTGCAATGCTTAGAACACGCACAGCAGAGGTAGCCACCTTGCGGGCAGGAACCTTTGGGATTGCGATAACCATTACTAGAACAGTTACCTTTTCCGTCTGAGCCACTACCTTTGGAGTGGCTACCTCTACTATTGCGTTCATATGTTTTGTTTACCTCTATCAGGCAGCGGTGGCGCTAAACACGCCGTCTGCTCCCCAACGGATAACGAAGTCACCATTAGACGATGCACGGTCAGTAGTGAAATCGAAGTAGGCGATTAGAGCCTTCTGTGCATTGGTTGCACCTGAGTCGTCATAAACAACTGCGTAACGTGCGGTGATTGTTGAACCAGCCCAAGTTACGTCAGCCGCATCAAACTTAACGGTGTTGGTTGCAGCGTCGTAAGTAGCAGTCTTTGAAGTCAAAGCAGCGCCACCAGAAGTGTAACCAGTACCAGTAACCTCATTTGCAACAACATCATCAAGATAGTCGTGACTATCCTGATTTGGAGTGTATGCGCTGGAAAGAAGCATCACCTTAATGGTGTCAGTATCCCAGTCAACCTCCTTGTTGAAAGCAGCCTTAATAGCGTTTCCGTATACCTTGCTAGCCATTTAAATCACACTACCTTCTCAATAACTACGAATGCCTCTGGGGTTGCGACTGCGAATGCACGACGTGCACGCATCTTTACCTCACGCTCATCGTATTCCCAACGGTTGTCAGCAATAGCAGACTCAATACCGTCACGAACACCAAGAATCATGTGGTCGCGGCTACCAACTACAAGCAAAGCGTTACCACTTGGCTTGTCGGTTGCGGTTGCAGAAGTACGAGCACCATTAGAGAAAACTAGGTCGTGACCGAAAATCTGTGGAACGCCAGCACCAAGTGCAGCATCAACAGAAACAACGCGGTCACCGTTAGCATCCTTAAGGTTACGCAACTGGCTCTTTAGGCTTGGGTGAGCAACAACAACTAGGTTGCCGCTGTAGTCACCAGACTCAAGAGTACCAAATACGTCGTTTAGGTCTTCATACTTTAGAGCAACCGGAGCACCAGCAGCACCAATCTGTACAACCTGACTTGCACTATCTGCGGCGTTGTAAACTGACTGGAAAGGTACAGAAGTACCGGGACCAGTAGAATCAGCGGTAACACCCAAACATGCGTTGTCCAACTCCTTTGCGAATGCGTCTGCCCAGTGCAACTTGAACTGGTTAAATGCATCCACGATTGCGTCACGCTCGTCCTCTACGGACAAGGTGAAACGGTTTGCCCACTTGTTAGCCTCAAGCAAAACTGAGTCTAGAGTGGCATCCTTCTGTGGGATTAGAGCACCTTCGGCAACAATGTCCACACCATCCTGTGCGAAACGTGGTACACGAAGGGCATCTGAGGTCATATTTACCTTGCGAGCAAGGGACTCAACAGCAGAAGTCTGTAGAACCTTTGCAATGACCTGTGAATCGGTAGGCTCGGGAATCCAATGATTCGACCTACTCAAATCGGTTCTTGCCATTTCTTTGTATCTCCTTAGATTAGTTTATTTTAGTGATTTGTTCTCAACACAATCAGTCCGAAAGTGGAGTACGAACCACACCACTAATCGTCCGAAAAGAAAATGCGGTTCTTCTACTTTCAAGAATAAGCGTTGCTTATTAACAATGCAAATCACAGGGGATGACCCCTAAATGCCATTAGGCAAATAGGGAG